TATAACCCTTCAACCGATACAGACGAGTAAATATATATGCCAATAAATAAAGTAGGTTCAAAAGGTATCGCAGACGGCTCAGTGGCAACTGCTGATTTTGCTGATGGTGTTGTAACAAGTGCTAAACTTCAGGACGGTGCCGTTACAAATGCTAAATTATCAAATACCACAGTTACACTTTCAGGGACTTCTGTAACATTAGGAGATTCTGCTACATTTAATAACGAATTTGTGGACTGGCAATCAGTCATTACGGCCGATGGTTCAACAGGCACAACTGGTGTGGCCGGCCGTGGTTATTTTATTAACACAACATCAGCGGCACATATATTTACACTTCCAGTTTCGGCAACAAGAGGTGATACAATCTCAATCAAAGATTATGCCGGTACTTTTGCTACAAATAATTTAACAATCGCTCGTAATGGACACAATATTCAAGGCGTAGCAAGCAACTCTTTAATTTCTACAAATAGAGCCAGTCTTACATTAGTATATGTAGATGCAACTCGTGGATGGGAATTTGTGAAAGAGTCGAATGTGGCCTTTTTAGGACCAACATACATTTCAGCAACAGGAGGCACGATTACAACATCAGGCGATTTTAAGATACATAGTTTTACAGGTGATGGTTGTTTTGTGGTTTCTACAATAGGAAATCCAGTAGGTTCATCAGCAGTTGATTATATAGTAGTAGCGGGAGGAGGTGGAGGTGGATCTAATCTAGGTGGTGGAGGTGGTGCTGGTGGATATAGAACAACTTTTCCAAGTCCAGGATGTAATGCTGGATCTTTTCCAATAACAGCAACAACTTATCCAATTACTGTAGGTGCAGGAGGACCTGGACCAGGTTCAGGAGCTGGTGTATCTGGAACAGCAGGATCAAATTCAATTTTTTCAACAATTACCTCAAATGGTGGAGGTGGTGGTGGAGGCCTCAACGGTAATGGTAATAATGGTGGATCAGGTGGAGGTGGAGGAGGTAGATATAATAGTGCCTCTCCAGCAACTACAGGCGGAACGGGAAATACACCACCAGTATCACCTCCGCAAGGAAATACAGGTGGACAGAGCTATTTTCCAAATGCAACTGCAAGTGTTCCAACTACAGCATCAGGTGGTGGAGGTGGAGCAGGAGCTGTTGGAGGAAATGCACCAGGACCTGGATTAGGAGGATCAGGAGGAGCAGGATCATCAAATTCAATTTCAGGATCACCAGTTACTTATGCAGGTGGAGGAGGAGGTGGAACAGGAACTAGTATTGGACCAGGAGGACCTGGTGGAGGTGGGGCAGGAGGTGGTGGAGCAACTGCAGCAGTATCAGGAACTGCTAACACAGGTGGAGGTGGTGGGGGTGGAGCTAATCCAAGTTTACAAGCAGGAAATGGCGGCAAAGGAATCGTTATCATAAGATACAAATTCCAATAAAAAATAAATATAAATAGTAAGAAAGATTTACACATATGGCAATTTCAAAAATAGGTTCAAAAGCACTCGTAGATTGCTCAGTAGCGGCCGTTGATATAGCCGATAACTCTATTACAGCTGCCAAACTGGCCGGTTCTATAACCAATGCTAAGTTGGCTAATTCAAGTGTAACAATTAATAGCACTTCGATTTCTTTAGGTGCTTCAGCAACTATAAACGCTTTAGATTGGCAATCTGTCATTACAGCAGATGGTTCAACAGGCACAACAGGCGTAGCAGGAAGAGGATATTTCATTAATACAACTTCTGCCGCTCATACATTTACTCTACCCGTATCAGCAACAAGAGGCGATACAATAGCACTCAAAGACTACGCTGGTACTTTTGGTACAAATAATTTAACGATTAATAGAAACGGCCATAACATACAAGGTGTGGCAAACAATTCATTAATCAACACAAATAGAGCTTCACTAGTTTTAGTTTATGTTGATGCAACAAGAGGATGGGAGTTTACAACTGAGTCGAATGTGGCCTTTTTAGGGCCAACATTTATTTCAGCGACAGGTGGAACGGTTGCAACATCAGGTAATTTTAAAATACATTCATTTACAGGTGATGGTTGTTTTGTGGTCGCTACATTAGGAAATCCAGCAGGTGGTGGGAGTAATGTAGATTACTTAGTAGTAGCGGGAGGTGGTGGTAGTGGAACATCAGGTGCCGGTGGAGGTGGAGCTGGTGGTTATCGTACAACTTTTCCAAGTCCGGGTTGTAATGCTGGATCTTTTCCAGTTACAGCAACAACTTTTCCAATTACAGTAGGAGCAGGAGGAGCAGCTTCAATAGCTCCTTCGTTAGCTAATGGTTCACCAGGAAGTCAATCAATTTTTTCAACAATTACAAGCACAGGTGGTGGTGGGGGAAGAAGTCAAGCTAATCCAACAGCTTTACCAGGAGGTTCAGGTGGAGGAGGTGGGGCACCTAATCTTGGAGGTGGAACAGGAAATACTCCACCAACAAGTCCCCCACAAGGAAATAATGGAGGAACAGCTGTTGGAGGACTTGGAGGAGGTGGAGGAGGAGCGAATGCTGTTGGAGCAAATGGTTCACCTACAGTGGGTGGAGCAGGTGGAGCAGGTTCAGCAAATAGTATTACAGGTTCATCAACAACTTATGCAGGTGGGGGAGGTGGAGGTTCAGATGTTTCTCCATATTCAGGAGGAGCAGGTGGAGCAGGTGGAGGTGGTCAAGGTGGAGGAAGAACAGGACCAGTAGCAGGTTTTGCTGTAGCAGGAACAGCTAATACAGGTGGAGGTGGTGGAGGTGGTGGAGTGACTCCTTGTAGTGGAACAGCAGGCGGTAAAGGAATCGTTATTATAAGATACAAATTCCAATAAGACTTTACAAAAGACTATAAATATGTTATATTAATGAAATAAGGATTATATAATGAATCTAAAAAACTATTATTACTACTTTCAATCAGCATTATCACCAAGATTTTGTGATGAAATATTAAATTACGGCAAAAGACATCAATCACAAATGGCCATTACGGGTGGCGCCACTGACGTCATTCAGACACAGGGTAAACTTTCTAATAAAGACATAAAGAATATTCAAAAGAAAAGAAATTCAGACATTGTTTGGTTAAATGATAAATGGATTTATAAAGAAATCCATCCTTATATACACGAGGCAAATAGAAAGGCCGGCTGGAACTTTGATTGGGACTGGTCAGAGTCTTGTCAATTTACAAAATACGGAGTGGGCCAATACTATGGTTGGCACTGCGATAGTTGGGAAGAACCTTATAGACGACCTCAAAACGCTGACGGTACTTGGCCAATTGATCACGGTAAGATAAGAAAATTATCGGTAACAATCTCATTAACAAATCCAGATGAGTATGTGGGTGGTAATTTAGAGTTTGATTTTAGAAATCAAGTCGATTGGGAAAGAAATAAAAAGGCAGCGATAAAAGAGTGTGTGGAAATAAGACCAAGAGGTTCTATTATAGTATTTCCAAGTTTTGTTTGGCATAGAGTGAATCCAGTTACAAGTGGTATACGATACTCATTAGTAATATGGAATTTAGGGTACCCATTTAGATAGAGATATATTATGAACATAACTACAAATAGAGACACATTAAAAACAGATATTTACTTTGGCTCGCCGGTATATACAATTGAAAAACCAGAATGGTTACCATCTGCGATAAAGGCGACAGATAAATTTATTGCTGAGGCATACAAAAGAGAGGCACCAAAACTAAAAGAAAGAGAAAAGTTTTTAGGTAAATCTGATTTTAAAAAAGTAAAAGACCACGGTTGGTCTTATCACTCAACACCTCTTAACGGTGACCCGCTATTGGCTGAAATGGAATCATACGTCGGTCAAACAGCCATAAATCTATTAGACGAGTGGGGTTATGATATGTCTCAATACACGGTATTTTTTACAGAGTTTTGGGTACAAGAATTTTCAAAGGCCGGTGGTGGTCATCACAATACACACATACATTGGGATAATCATATATCTGGTTTTTATTTTATAAAGTGTTCTGATAAAACGTCTTTTCCTTGTTTTCACGACCCTAGACCGGGTGCGATGATGACAAAG